GGCCACTTCAAGAAAGGGAGTTGCCGCTAGGGGCCGTCGAATTCTTCAGGCTAGGAGACTTTGCCGGGTGGATAATCCCAGAAAACAGGAATCCCAACGAATGACCGCCAAGCACGAACCCACAACCGCAGACCGTGAGCGGGTCAGCACCCTATGCGCGATGGGCATCAGCCAACTCGACATCGGGAAGGTTATGAAGATATCCCGCATGACCCTGAAAAAGCACTACCGCGATGAACTTGACTTGTCGATGATCAAGGCCAATGCCACTGTCGCGGCGGCGCTATTCAAGAAGGCCAGCAGCGGTCACCCCGCGTCCATGTTCTTTTGGCTCAAAACTCGCGCCCGTTGGACGGAAAAGGCCATACTCGAGCACACAGGCCCCGATGGAAAGCCCCTGCCGGCCGCCGTGATCATCGCTCAGATAACAGACCAAACCGAATTGACGAAAGCAGCCCAGCTTTATGCCGACAGCCTCAACGCCCCCGTACCAGCCGCCGCCGCAACCGATACTGATGCCGCCTCAGATAGCGACGAAAGCTAACTGGCCTCCGAATTACCTGCCAATCTATCAATGGCGGCAGGCAGAGCTTGCCAGACTAAAAGCGGATCCTGTTCGGCTGGCTGGGGCTCTGGAATATTACCGGACCCATCGCGTTGAATTCATCCTTCACTGGATGGACACATACGACCCGCGCAACGCTGGGCAGCCGGGCAAGCTAACCAACATGCCATTCGTGCTGTTCCAGAGGCAGGCAGAGCTCGTTCAATTCATAGACGCGCTGATCATGGGGCAGACTGACGGCCTTATCGAGAAATGTCGTGATGCTGGGGCAACGTGGGTCGCATGTGCAATATCGTGGCACCTCTGGCGGTTTGTTCCAGGGGCCGCAATCGGCTGGGGATCTCGGAAAGAGGATCTAGTCGATAAGTCAGGCGACACCAAATCCATATTCGAGAAAATGCGCCAGATCACGCGGGCCCTTCCTCGCATATTCTGGCCGCTGGGCTTTGACCCATCCAAGCACTCGACCTTTATGAAAATCATCAACCCGGCGAACGGTGCCACAATCACAGGCGAATCAGGGGACAACATTGGACGGGGCGGGCGAACGCTGGTCTATTTCAAGGACGAGTCCGCTCACTACCAGAGGCCAGAGCTTATCGAGGCTTCCCTGTCAGAAAACACGAATTGTCAGGTCGACATCTCCTCAGTCTGCGGGTTGGGAAATCCATTCCACAGGAAGCGCGAGAACGGCATTGAATGGATGCCGGGTCAGCCCGCGGTTAAATGGAAAACCAATGTTTTCATTTTCGACGTCTTCGACAATCCAGCCAAAACCAAAGAATGGTACGACAACCGTAAGGCCAAATTCGAGGGTGACGGCATGGCGCACATCTTTGCGCAAGAAGTCGATCGGGACTATGCGGCCTCGCAAGCCGGGGTGATCATCCAAGCCAAGTGGGTTAAGGCCGCGATCGATGCTCATTCAAAGCTGGATATCGCAATCAACGGCGCGCGCATGGGAGGGTTTGACCCTGCCGATGGAGGCCTAGATAAGAACGGATGGTGCGAGCGTCATGGCGTCCTGCTGACCAGTGCAGACCAATGGGCCGATAGAGACCCGGCCAAGTCGGCTCGTAGGACTCTTGGGCTCTGTGCCTTGCAGAAGGATAAAATCACGGTCCAGTACGACCCCATTGGCGTAGGGGCCTCGGTGAAGGGCGAGATCAACGGGCTGAAGGATCGCGCATTCGAGGCAAGGGAGGCCGGTGAAATCGTGAGCGAAAACATGATGCGGCTGCTGGACAAGAATATCAATTTTGTCGCTTGGAATGCAGGCTCGACGCCTCTAAATCCGCATGACCACCTGAACGATGATCCAGAGATGCCGTTGAATTCGGCATACTTCCAAAACATCAAAGCCCAGGGCTGGTACATGCTCGCGCGCCGGTTCTACAAAACGTGGATGATGGTCGAGGGGCTAGGTGATTACCCTCACGACGAATTAATTTCCATCGATCCAGACCTGCCTTTTCTCCGCACTCTGGAAAAGGAATTGTGCCAGCCTGTTATGACGCAAAGCACCGGAACGCTGAAACAAATGGTTGACAAACAGCCAGAAGGGACAGCCTCACCGAATATTGGCGATTCCGTGATGATGTGCTATTGGCCTGTTATAGAGCCCGATTTTGAATGGTACGTCGGATAAAGGATTAAATCACATGGCTGGCGAATATGACGAATATGGGCGCGGTATTACGTCCCCACCCGATGACGGCTTTGCGATAGTCGAGAGCGATATCGCCGACTTGCCGCGAGAAATTCGTGCAATTAACGTCGCTGTCACAGGGCCAGTTCGAGTGCTGACCTCAAAGGGTAATGACTTGACCGTATTCATAGCGGCTGGAATTCAATTCCCGCTAGTGTGCAAAAAGGTATTTGCGTCAGGCACAACAGCCACAGGATTGGTGGGGTTATTCTAATGATTGCGATCTGCATCAGCCTCGCTATCGGAGCAGGCATCGAGGGCGCGGCCATAACTTCAGCATCGACCGTGTTGCTGGACGTGACCGCCCTAAATGACGCAACAGTCTTGGAATAGGGGGCAGAACCATGACCCATTCACCAACCGCAGCCCCATCAACATGGGCTATCGAGCGCGCCAAGATGGACGCCAACCTTAACAAAATCGAAAAGGCTGGCGGCTACGGATTTTATCTGGACGACAAGGTGACGGCAGCAACAGGCCAAACCGTCGCCACTCATGCGACCAACTTTGAGACATTCATCGTTAATGGAGCTGGCTTCACCTTGGAGGAAGATCCGGTCGAGCTAGTCGACCCAATGTATGACGTAATCACCGGGAAGATCGTTCCGATAAAGTTGTCAGATATGTTGAAGGTCAGCGTCCTATTCACAGCAAGCGGATACGGAGGGTCGTCACCCTATCTTGAGTTTCAGATGGATGTCGGAGGGACCGCCGGCGCATTTATTCACAGGTCAAAGGCGCTGCTTAAAAATGGCGACGACTTCATTGATGACGTTGAATTCTCCGCATTCGTCGGGACAGATTTCTTCAACAATGGCGGGCTGATCCAGGTTCGATACGACGGGACTGGATCGGTAGATCTGTTCAATAAGGCTATTCAGGTCCAACGAACATATGCAGCCACTTAATTGGCAGTTGAGAGGTCATAAATGAGTATTTTCGGCAGACTATTCCGCCCAGCTGAAGCGAAAGCCTCTACGGTCGGCTCAGTCATCAGCGAGCGCCAATTAGGCCAGCCAGTCTGGACCGGGAGGGACTTCACGGCCTTTGCTCGAGAGGCATACCAGATCAACCCCATCGGATACCGGGGCGTTCGTATGATCGCCACGGCCGCCGCAACAATTCCAATTGTTGCGCATAACTCTGCCGGAGACCTGCTGGAATCCCATCCATTCATCGACCTTCTGAAGCGCCCAAATCCCGCGCGCGGACAAGTCTCATTCTTGGAGGCTTTCTTTTCGTTCCTGATGCTTTCGGGCAATGCGTACATCGAAGCGGTCGGCCCTACAGGCAAGGAACCGGCTGAATTGTGGGTCCAGCGCTCAGACAGAATGCGGGTCGTTCCAGGCAAGTTTGGAATGCCCGCGCTCTACGAATACAAGGTAGACGGGAAAGCGATCACTTGGCGGGTCAATCCATCGACGGGCGAAAGTAAGATCCTGCACGTTAAGGAATTTCACCCAACCGATGATTGGTATGGGCTCAGTCGAATTGAGGCTGGCGCATCCGGCATCGATCGCAACAACGCCGCCGCAGCTCACAATAAGGCGCTGCTGGACAATGGGGCAGTGCCGTCAGGCGCATTGGTCATGAAGCCGATCGTGGTCAATGGAACTGCCAAATCAGCGCCCCAGCCTGTGATCGATGCCGCTCAAAAGAAGCTCGACGAAAACCATGCGGGCCCGCGCAATGCAGGTAAACCAATGGTCCTGTCCGGTGATGTCGAGTGGGTGGGGATGGGCCAAAGCGCCAAAGATATGGACTTTCACGAGGGCAAGGACGACGCGGGCCGTGACGCTCTGATTGCGCTCGGTGTGCCGCCCATCCTGATTATGAAGGGTGAAAGCACCTACAACAACCGCCGTGAAGCCAAGCTGGAATTCTACGAGGAAAATATCATCCCTCTGGTTCGCGCCTTCCTTGATGACGCCTCGGCATGGGGTAGCCAGCTTTACGCGGAGCCTTTTCAGTTGCACCCGGATCTCGATAAGGTGTCAGCCCTCGAGCCACGCAGGGAACGCAAGCGGGAAAGTACCGCCAAGCTGGTCGACTCCAAGATCATTACAGTTGATGAAGCGCGCGAGGATCTACAGTACGAACCACTGCCAGATGACGCGATCAGGAATATCGATCCGCAAATCATCACCGCGCTGGTCAGCGCCTCAGAGGTTGGTGGAATTGACCCGCTCATAAAATACATGCGATCTGTCAGGCTGTACGATGACGCCAAGACCGACGCGCAAATCCTCATTGACGCCTTGGCGCTGATCGAGGACGAACCAGAAGACGACGACAACCTGAGCCCAGGTAGTGAAGAGGACGAAAGCAATGCATAGGATCGAAACAAAAGACGCCTTGGGGCTCAATGGGCCTCGGTATTTCGACGGCGCAATTGGCTACAACTCGATGGAGTGGAAGGCCTCCGCAAAGGAGGAAGGCCATTTCGAGGGCTACGCCTCTGTGTTCGGCAATAAGGATCTGGGCTGGGATATCATGGAGGCCGGAGCCTTCACCTCCTCGATCACGGAACGCGGCGCCAAGGGCATCAAAATGCTCTGGCAGCATGACACGCGGGACATCATCGGCGTTTGGGATGAAATGCATGAAGACACTCACGGCCTGTTCGTCAAGGGTCGCCTTCTCATGGAATTACCGCAGGCCAAGATTGCTTGGACATTGGTGCAGGCAGAGCAACTGGACAGCATGTCGATCGGCTACAAGTCCGAGGATGACACATGGGACGAAACGGTTAACGCGCGCCGCTTGAAGAAAGTAGATCTGCGCGAAATCAGCCTCGTGACTTTCGCCATGAATGAAGCCGCCTTGATTACTCGCGTTAAATCCGGCTATAACTTGACGAAGAGAGATCTGGAAAGCCATCTCGCACGAGACGTCGGAATGGGTTTCAAGAAGGCCAAGGCCTTGCTGGCTGGCGGCTACGAGACAGCGATGGGTGAGCGGGACGCCACCGTCGATGAAGAAACCAAAGAGCTCGGAGATATGTTCGCGCAAGCGGCCAAACTGTTCCGCTCATAACCCGCTTTTAACCCACTCAAGAAAGGCCATTCAACATGGTACACGCTAAAGCCAAAGGCATCATGGAACGCAAAGAGGGTGACAATACCCCCATTGCTGATCAAGGCACCGCTGAACTGAAAAAGCAGGTCGGCGACTTCATGCGGGGCTTCGAGGTTTTCAAAGAAGAGAACACCGCAGCCATTGCCGACGCGAAGAAAGGCCTTCCGGTCGATCCTCTGCGCGAAGAGAAGATGGACAAAATCAACCGCGCTATGGATCAGTTCGAGGGCTTCTCAGCCAAGCTGGTCAAAATGGAAGGCGTTGCCGATGAACTGAAGGCGCTGGATTCGCGCTTCGACAAAATCGATACGATGCTTCAGCGTTCCGGTGGTGTTGACACCAAGGCGCTGGCTGACCAAAAGATGCGTGTCGACGATTGGGCTCGCGGCGTTGTGCAGTCCACCCGCCCCGGCATGAAGGGCCTGGACGAACACCAGATCGCCGTGATGCAGGACATCGAGAACGAATATAAGGCGCTGAACGTCAGCACCAACACCGAGGGCGGCTATCTGGCACCCATCGAGTTCGTTCGCGATATCATCCGTGACGTGATCGAAATGTCTCAGGTTCGCACCTTGGCCCGCGTTCGCCAGACAGGCATGCGCTCGGTCCAGATCCCGAAGCGTACCGGCACCTTTGCCGCTCAGTGGGCAGGCGCAGAGCAGCACACCAAAGCGGAAACCAACGGGCTTGAGTATGGCCTGATTGAGATCCCGACGCATGAATTCTATGCCAAAATCGACATCACAAATATGATGATGGAAGATGGCATGTTTAACATGCAGGAAGAAATCCTTACCGAGTCAAGCGAACAGTTCGCTTTGGCGGAAGGTACGG